GTTTTTGTCTTGCACCTTGATAAAACCTGCTTTGGTGAAGTTATTTTCATAAAGTGGTTCATGGTTCTCATCCTCCCACCAGCCATCTCTGCGGTGAAAATCAGGCAGGTGAATATCAAGCTCACGGCTGTAATAATCACGCACCAAGCTATAACAGTCTTGCACGCCATGATGATACTCACGCCCTAATAATGGGGCTTGATACGCTTTGGGTTTATGGCATTTGACATCAAAGTACTCTTTGCCACCTGCGTGGTAACCAAAAGCACAAATCACCCAATCTATCCCATGTATGCCCATCTGCACCCTATCCACTTCGGACGGCTCAGCATTGCCATTTGGGTGGCTGTGAACGATGGCTTGTATTTCGCCGTGATATTCCTGCATTTCAACCATGTTAAGGTAGTCTATCTCAAAATGCTCGGCAGGATTTGGGGCAACATTATCACAAGGATAATACTGCCCATCTATGATAAGCCCACAGCATTCAGCAGGATAGCAGATTTTGGCGTGGGCGTGGATTAAGCGTTTGGTGTGTTTGGTGAGTGTCATGGTTGTCCTGTTTGATAAAACTACCCTAAAAAAACCGCCTATCTGATGATAAGCGGTTCATTTTAAATATAAAAAACCAATTTTAGTCGGATTTTTGTTCAGCAATTGACTCATTGTTAGTCATAAGTTGCAGCCTTTAACTCATCTTCAGAGTAATAAGGTTCAAACCCCTGTAAGATTTCAGGCTCGAAATTACGCCAAGCAGGTTCTTTATGAGTACGCTCAACCAATTCATAAGCGGTGAGCAAATCCGTATCATTTAAAACCTGCCCTACTGCATCTACGAGCCTTTTGTCGTTGCCTAATTGTGCGTTATTTGCATCAACATCAGTAAATTTTAGATTAAAGATTTCTGCTGATTCTAAATAAGCAATAGGTTTAGTGATAATACGGTCTCCATGTAATTTAAAGTAATGATACACGGACTTGACCACGGGCCCATACTGCCATTTTACGATATCTTCGTTGATAAGGATTGTATTATATGTTTTGGCATACTTCGCCACCACATAATACAACAGTTTTTGTAGTTTTAAGTGAGTAACGGGCTTTTCTCTCTTAACAGCTTCAGCCACAATATAGTTGGCGACATCGATTGGGTTGTATGGAGCTTTTATCATAACAACTCCTTTTTCAAAATGGGATAAAAAAAGCCAAATAATCATAACAATTTCATACAAAACCGTAATAATTACTTGAATTTTTAAATAAGCTAGGCTATAATACAACACATCAAGCAAGGTCTGCTTGATTGGTAAGATGGTAGCCATCGTTACCATCAAAACAAGGAGTAAGACGATGAAAACCATTTTCAAAGTGTTTGCAATCATCGCCATACTGTTGCTAAGCTATCCAGCTTACTAACGGTATAAAGCCTAAAGCGATGGCAGTCGCCAAGGCAGGTTAGGTGGAAACGCCTAGCCACTCCTTACCCATTATCATAAGACATTTTTTAAAAAAGGTCAAGTACCATGCCAAAAATCACAAGCACCCCTAAAACCCAAACCCAAATTCAAAAAGAGAGCAACGCACGCCGTGGGGTAAAAAACAAAGCATTCACCCTAAAACTTGATGACATAGAACTCATCAAATCCTTATCCAAACGCTTAAACATTCCCCAAAATCAGCTCATCATGGATGCTGTGCGTGCATATCAAAGACAGCTTGATTAACCCAAATTGGCGATGGCGCTGTTAAAGGCATTACCGTACACCCCTGTTGGGGCTTGTTGTGACCAGCCGTGTTCAAGTCGCAACGCATAGGGCAAGTTGTTTTGAATGTAGATGAGTGGGTAGGTGTGCTTTGGAATGCCTAAGACAAGCTCAACACCGCCGCCTGTCTCGGCATAGCTAGGACTGCCAATGCTGATATGATGGGCATTTTTGTAACGCCCTTTACGCACAGGACTTAGGGCGATGACATTGTTATAGCAGTCAATGGCAAATTTGCGATAAGTGGCGTCAATCTTATCAGCAATGGGTTCAACCGTGATTTTTTTATGCCACTTAATCCCCATTTGTCCCCCTAAGCTGTATGAAATAACAGATACCTGCTGGGTCTTGGCTGATATTCATCACTTTCATCTGATTGATACTGTCATTCATCTGCGGTCTGTCTGTCAGCTCACTTTGCAAACAAATTAGCTTGGTATCTTGTTGCATGATGGTCTTGTTATCAATCTCATGGGCGTAAAAGCCTGTAAAAACGCCCCTACCGCTGTAATTGATGGTAGATAGTACTTGGGTATCATTAACCGCCCAATCGTCATCAGATAAGATGACACGCTTAGCTGTGAAGTCTTTGACAGCATCTTTTAAATCAGTATCAAAGGCATTGGCGATGTCGGCTGTGATTTCTTGTTTCATGATTTGCAACCAAAAAAAATCAAACTTTTTTAAAAATAATGCTTGACAATTAGGCAATAAATGCCTATAATACACTCATAGCCAAGCAATAACGCTTAGGCACAACCAAACCGCCATAGGAGCGATGACATGAATGTTATTTACAAAACCGAAGCTGGAACCAAAGTTAAAAAAGCTGTAAAAGCATTAAACATTAAAGCAAAAATCAAAGTTACTCAACATAGATACAAGGTTTATGTTTCAATAACAACAACCAACGCTAAACTTTGCGAAGTTGAAGCACTTAAAAAAGTAACTTCTGAAATGACATCAGAGATTGATGATATTTATGTTACGCATAACAACAATCAAACCAATGAATATGCCAAGATGTTGAATGATTTAGCAGTAAAATTTTTCTGCAAAAAATATCGCAACAATCATCAAACTGATGAAGAGTTAGCAGAAATTGCAAAACCACACATTCAAAAAATCATCAATGGTACGCACAGACTTTCAAGTGAATTTTGGGCAACTATTTAAACAAAAAAGCCTGCTGCAATTAGTAGGCTTTTTCAGGATTTAAAAAAATGAAACCACATATTGACAACCACAGACCCGACCCAACCTATCTTAGGGCCTTGCTTAAAAAAGCAGAGCTATCTCAGCGAAAAGCCGCCCATATGCTTGGCGTGTCTGAACGCATGATGCGTTATTATTTGGTGCATACAGATGACCCAAATTACCGCCCCATGCCTTATGCTGTGCAATTTTGCCTTGAATGCTTAGCCAAAACTTAGCCCCTAACCAAAGGCAAGCCAAACATTCCCAAAGGCTGTTGTAAATACGGCTCAATAAGTGCTAAAGCGATTTGCTCATTTTGGCTCATCGCCTGCCCTTGCTCACCATCTGCATAAGTTTTTGAGACAGACACATCACCTGCTTTAGATGATTTGCTCGTCACTACGCCTTCTGTTCGTGCGACAAATAAATCACCGTCAAGCCATGCTTTGGCAATATATCTGCCTGCTTGCCTGATGGGGTCAGGGGTCTTATCAAATGCCCTAATTTTATGCTTATTTAGCCACGCATTGACAATAACCACGGTTTGTTCATCAGCCTTATCAATGTCTGTTAAATCATCAAGTGTTATCATTGTTTCATCCTAAAAACCCCACCTAAAACAGATGGGGCTTTTGTTCGTGCTGTTTGGCTGTTATTCAACCTTAGCGGTCTCGCTCTTTGTACCTGTCAGTGCTTCGGTAACCTGTGGGTCTTTGATGCCGTAGTCTGCCCCACTTTTGGCAGGGTCTGTTACCTGTGCGTTAGCCAGTGTGCTTTTGCTTTCATCAAAATACGCTCGCTCTGATGGATAGGTAAAATTAAAAGCAGGCTTAACCTTATCTTTTGGTAATGACATGAATTTCTCCTTATAGGTTGGTGATTAAAAAGCGAATGGGGGTAGCATCAGCATCAGCGTCCAATCGCCAGTTTGCCGCTGTGGTTAAGTCTGTCCAACTCGGTGACAGCGCTTCATTTTTTGTGCCACCTGTTAGCGTACTAGGCTCACCGATGAAGCTAAACCCTTGGGGGTGGATAAGCATGTTACGGCGTGTCCATAGCGTGGTATGACCTGAGCCGTTGCCTGTGTTCGCTGTGCGTTCAAGCTCCAAATCATCATGCCCTGCAACCATATCAGCAGCAAATGCCCCAGCCCCTAACAAATAAGACACATATTTGGCGTTTTTGCCTGTACCGATCACTGTTGCACGCTTAGACTGAATAACAGTACGACCGTTATAAGTTTCAATCGGCTTTAAATCATCAGCGGTGGTTACTCTCTCAAGTAGTCGCTGTTTTCTCATCTTGGTTGCAATCAAAGGATGCACAACCATCAAACCTTTGCCCTGATACATTTCATCCATCGTGCCCTCAGCATCAATAAACGCATGAACATCAAAGCCTGATGAATCATCAGCAGTTGCCTTTGATATGTCAGTAGATAACTTCTTACCATTAGATTGGTCATAATTTAAAAGACCAAACAAGGTAGCAATGGCACGGTTTTCAGCTTGTGTCAGCCAATAGTCATCAATCATCTGTGCCATAAGTTTTAGCGGTGATTGACCGAGCAAATAGCTTTCAAGACGGCTTTCAATAAAGCCCTCATTTAACAGTGCCAAACGCCCTTTTGATTTACTGCCTTTGATTGAGCGTGGCATCGCAATATCTGTCATGATGGTGTTGGAATAGTTCGCTTCTAAGTTGCCATCAATGGGGTGGATAAAAGGCACATCAAAGGTTAATGAACCGCTGTTTAGCAGGGGGCGTAAGCGTGCATCTGAGACAAATGCCCCTGATTGCCAAAACTTTGACCGCTGTAAGTTGTCTTTAACCTGATAAGACAAGGTGACATTTTTATTAAAAATCTCTCTTAATTTTGCCATGATTACTCCAAAAATAATTGATTAAATAAAGCAGGGTTTGAGTGGGCAAGTGCTAATCGCTCTTGTTCACTGTAATCACCTGCTCGCTTAGCTGATTGACCGTTTGAACCTGTACCACAGGATTTTGTGCCAATGATTAAGCTGTCGTATTTACCACAGTTTTGCATTTGTTTTGCCAAATCGTCAAGGGTCATGATAGATACAGCACCACTGTCATCTAACACGCTTAGCTGACCATCTTTGGCGAACAAACGCTTTTCAATGAGTATTTGTAAAATCTCTTGGTTAGCAGGGTTATCGCTTAACTGACTTGATAGCTTTTGGGCGTGTGATTTGACCAAATTCTCATCACGCTCTTTATCACGCTTAGCGATTTGCTCGTTTAACTCTTGGATTTTGGCTTGATCTGCTTTTCTAGTGCCTCAAAATCCCCCTTTTTGCGTGCAGTCTCTTCGGCAAGTCGCTCTTTTTCGGTTTGTTCGGCACGGCGTTTTTCGCTTTCGGCTTTTTTCTCGCCAAGTAGCGTTTCGTTGTGTTTTCGCAAACGTTCGATTTCTTCGGCTTGGGCTTGGTCGGGTTTGGTTGCTTCTACCACCTTGCCAATCGCTTCATCGTCAAGTCCTAACGACTTTAAAAGTTCTTCTAGGTTCATCGGTTACTACCTTGATTTTGCTGTTACAAACAGCGGATGATAAAAAAGCATCCTAATGGATGCTTGCCTTTTTAAATGCTTTGGGTTCTAATGCTCTCATTTGTTCAAGCGTTAAGGGGGTGAAATGCTTATCCAGTTGCAATGCCCTAAACCGCTCTACTGTCATGCCACCATCACGAAATAACTTCGCTCGGGTTTTGCCCAACACTTCATCTTGATATTGGGCAGGCTGATTTTTTAGCCATTCATAATAGCTTTGGTTTTTAACAACCCCATCCATGCTCGCTCGCTGTTTGGGCGTTTGATAGCCATCATAGACAATCTCAAAACTTGTACGGCAATTGTAATGATAGGGCGGATAAACTGCCTTATCAATCGGCATTATCTCACCGTCCAAATGCCTACAAATACCACTTGTTCGTAAATCTAAGGTTGCAATGACTTTAATGCCTTTGATGATGTCTTTGTTATCATGAATAAATTGCTGTTTGGCTTGATTTGCAACAATGGCTGTGCCTGTATGAGCAATGGTCTTGGCTTGGCGTGTTGTGATTTGTAAAATCCCATCTTGGTAACGGTTTTTGCGTGTACCTCGGATAATCTGAATAAGCTCTTGGTTGGTCAAGCCGTTGGTATAAGCATAGCTGATGGCATTACTTATCTTTGTGCTTTGTTCATCACCAAACTTAGCCAAAATCTGATTAAGCATTACACCAACCTGAGCAGATAGCTTGATGGGGCTGTCTGCATCAAATTGTGGCTCATTCATGTTTAGCGTATCTGGCTTATCATCATCAATCATTTTGGTTTCAAGCGTATAGCTGTAATCGTATAGCTCCTGCCAATCTTGGGTTAACTCCAAGGCGTAACCTGCCAAAAAGCCCAAGAGCTTCTGCTTACTTTCGCCAATCAATAACTCAAATTCTTTATAGTTAAGCTCACTAATTTCATGACGAAATACCACCAATTGTAAAAACTCATCAATTTCATTAAGTGTGGTTTTAAACTTATTTGCCAGATGAACCTTGAACCTTTCTAAATTGATTAAATGCTTCATAAGTCATGCTCGGTTGTTCAATTAAGCCATCTATTTCATCATTGCTAAGCTCGCCACTGATTAAATTAAACTCACGGGCTTTATCATACAGTACAGATTTAGGCAGCTTGCCTGCGTCAATTAAACCTGATAGCTGTGTTAATAAGCCAATATCAACCGCATGTTGGCTAAATTGCTGTCTAATAACAAATTTCGGTGGATGCTTTGCCCCTGTGTATCTATTGCACCAGTTTAATAGTGATAAAAAGCCTTCGTTAATATTGGCAACACATAAAGATGCTTGGCTGTGCTGTGCTGATGTTTCATTTTCTGCTTGGGTTGCTGTTTTGATTGTACTGTTTGCTTGCTTGTGCGTTCAGTAGCCTTGTTTGACTACCTAAAGTTGTTGCCGATATGCCGAATTTTTCTTGAATTTGTAAGCCAGTCATACGCTTACCTGACCTTTTTAGATAGCACAAAACAAGGTGCATTTTGCTATTTATCCTTTGGTTGTTAAAATCACGCTTTTTTGCTGATTTTTTCTTTGGCTGTTCGGAATTGTCAAGATTGATGACTTTGCCACCTTTTTTGATAAATTCAGCGATTTGTTGCTCTTGGGCGTCTAAATCTATTCTTGAATAATTAAAATCATTGCTCACAGAATTAGAGTTTGGTATAATAAATTCGTTCATTTAACTTTCCTTAAGTTAATCCGAAAATGGATACCGCCCCTAGCGATAACTAGGGGTTTTTTTGTTGTTCTCTGACATATTCCCAATTAATATCAGGACGCAAGTCTTCCGCTTTTACCTTACCGCCTATCGCTTGCTCAATAGCTAAGCATCTACCCCTTGGCGGATTGTTTTTATCTCATTTACTCAATGCCCAAGGCGTGATGCCAAGTGAGCGAGCCAAGGCTGATCAATTTCCTAAAATGATACGCCGTTATTCCAAAGGTCAAGCCAAGCCAAGAAACGACAAAATGAAACTGCTTACGCAATGTCTTGGTGTACCTATAACTTGGCTTGATTACGG